GGCTGAGACATGCCTTGCATGTTTTGGATCTGACCGAACGCTTGATTCTGAAATGCATTAAGTCCAGCGACAGGGGCAACCGGCATCTGAAACGGCTGGCTGGCGGCATTTTGCGCCATACCGAGTGCCTGATAGCCAGCCTGCTGAATCCTCGGATCAGGCGTATAGGTCTGATTTTGGCTAGTCTGTTGCTGAGTTTGATTGCCCTTGGAGCCCATAGCCTATCCGTTCACTCTTTGTTCTTATGAACTCGCTGCAACAAGAGCCGGTGGCAGGCTACTGCCCTTAGGGGTTAGAAAGAAAAATGCCCCCACTTTTGGTAGCATCCGCGAATATAAACGAACTTTTGCTTCTGTTCTATGGGTGGACATAATTCCGGTCATCAATGGCAGGCCGGTCTTCTCGACCTGTTCTTTCATCCATTCAATAATAGCTTGGGCATGTTTGGACTTACGGTGTTCCGGGTCTACAAATACAAGCAGCTCTTCAATATGATGATGGGTGCTGTACCAGAACTGGCCGATAAGAAGAAAAACCATAGCCTCCAGCGATCCTGTTCTGCCGACCACGCCGATGATTCCTCGCGGGCCGGTGTCTCCAATAGGGATCGTTTCCGGTTGCAGGGCGCGGCCCATCATCCATTGGACCTTATCGGGTGCCAGCGGGAACAGAGAGTTTTCATGATGAGCCTGAAGAAATAGTCTCCACAGCTCTTGATGGTCAGCCGATGTAGCAAGTCTGACGACAGATGGACTGGTCATGCCGTCCTCGCAAATTCGCCGTGTAGTTCTTGGGCCTTGGCGGCATAAGCGGCATGAGCCTCTTCTGGATTATCAAATGTACCAAGATAATGATTTTTGCCCATATTCATCAGCCGCGCTGCAAAACGTCCTGCTGGTGTTTTACAAACTCCCTTAGGATAAGGACCCTTACCGCGCTGATTAGCAAGATTAGCTGAGTGAGACTTAGCTTCTCTCAGATTGCTCCATTGATTATTCGACCTATCGAGATCGCGATGATCTACTTCTTTAGGCCACCGCCTAGTCATGTAAAGGAAAGCAAGGCGGTGAGCGTATTGCGGTACGGGACCGCCAACTCTTATCATTATGTAACCGCCTTTGCGCCGGTACCCGGCAATAGCGTTGGCTGGTTGGCAACCTCTTGCTATCCGCCAGCGAAAAAGACCGCTCTCCGGGTCATATTCCAACAGCTCAATAAGTCTCTGATATGTTATCATTTTTTAGGCGGTGGTAGTTTTCTAAGAGTAGAAATATGCTCCCGTCTCACTTTAAGAACAAATGCATCTAAAACTTGATGTCCCTTTTTAGTTTCTCCGTGGCCAATGTCCTTCACCACATCGGGGTGAATGATGTATTCGCCGCCAGCGGCAATGATCGGAACGTGGTCGTCGCCCCCTTCGGCCTCACCGCCCTCGGCAAAGTATCCTTTGGGTGGCTTCCCCGGCCTCAGGTTCAATTTGGGGCCGGAGGTTCCCCTGCCACTACCTTTCATTGGAGCCATGCCATAAGGCCCACTGGAGAACATCTTCTTGAGGATCTCGCCACCGGCCATCGTATTGCCTTGGCCTAAGGCGCTCGGGATATCGGCGGGAAGGATGTAGCTACCGGACTGGACCTTCATCGGCAGCTTGTCGGTGCGGCCCGGAATGGAGGAGTTGATCATGCCCTCCCGGCCAAGCTTCATGGACGAGCCCCTCATCACCATGTTTTCCATGTTCATCATGCCGCCGGAGGCGTACTTGCGGGCATTACTGAGGGCTACCGCGATAGCCTGCTTATTGGCTTTCTCCTTGCCGAACTTGGCTGCCGTGTGGGCGTAGGTCTTGCCGGTATGGAATTCGCTGATGTTCTGCGACACGACTTCCTTACCTGATCCGGGGCGGAGTGGCATGGCTATTCCTTTGCCTTGTAGAGTTTACACCACATGGACCAATCAATCGGTCCCTGCACCTTACTACAGGTCTTGTCACGATAGAATGTGCAGATGCCACAATGGCGCTCCTGCATCCCCTTGGAGTAATTGACTGACGCTTTCGGCACCTTGACGCTGCCGCCGGATGCAAAGCCCTCCGATGGCTGGTTCTTGTCTATCAGCACGCCATTGCCGCGAGTGCCAGCGAGAGCCATGCCGCCAATCATCCCGCCAGCAAGGCTTAGATGAAGTCCAGTTTGACCAAACTTGCTCTTGTCAAAGCGAGCCCATTTGGATCGACGGGTACTTGGATCCCATGATTGATAAACGGTAAACGGATTACCGCTTGGGTGTTGGTAGCCACCCTGATAGCCGCCCATAGGCATGTCATGGACGTTCTCGATGATCGCCCCCTTGGCTTCTTTGCCGGTCTTATCGAAGTAAGCCTTGCGAGCATCCCACGCCCTATCATTTCCGGTTTGGAATGAATGGCCTTCGGCATCAACCTTGACGTAATCCCGCGTGTCTAGCCACAGCGGCTGAATGGCAGCATGCTCGTATTCGCTGAGGACGCTGGGATGATTAACGTCCCACCATTTGTTGTGAACGGCCTCATTCTTATAGACGGAATAGGCGTGAGCAACGTCCAACATATTAGAGTGGAATTGGCTGCTCTCATGGAATGGATCGACGTTGCCATGCTCTGGCCGGATGCCGCTGTAAGCGGGCGTCGTAAAGCCACCAGCAATACGATCAGCCTCACGCTTGGCCGCACTCTTTCCCGGCAATGTATAGAAGTTCTTTAGAGACTGATAAAACTTCTGATAGCCCTCCTGAAACTTACCAAACCAGTGGGGCTTATTCGCATTGATGCCCTGCTTGAATGTTTTCTCAAACATCTCTTCTGGCTTAAGGCCGCCGCCGAGGAGAGAATCATAGTGGTCGTCAACCTGTTTCTTTACAAACGGATTGAGCCAAGACAGAACATTGTCGGCCTGCTTAGATGTTAGCTGGGCGTCCATCATCGTCTCAGCAATTTGCTTAGGCTTCTTGCTCAAAAGAATGTCAGCGATATTGCTCATCTGCTTTGGAGTAACAGCCTTATCTCCAAGCACAGGCATCTCTTGCTTCTTGATCGAATGAATGACCTGCGCCAGATCATGCTTCTTATTGATCTCCATCAGTGTTGGGATCTTCGTTGGAGGCAGAGGTGATTGTGGGGCCTGCGGCTTTATCTGCCGGGCCTCTGGCCAAGGATTGTATCCAGCATAGTGAGCCTTGGCTGATAGGTTATCATCAATGTCAGCCCACAGGTGCTGCGGCAGTTGCTTCACAACAGAGTCGGCGGATTGGTGCCCGTGCTTCTCAGCCAGCTTCCATATGACTTCCGACATGTCGTGGGCCGGATCGGCGCTCTCGCCGTAGCTCTTCATCATCGCATCAGCAATTGACTTGGGTGATGCTGGTAGGCCGGTGGTTGCGCCCTTCTTGCCAATAACAGGAACATCAGGCTTGCCACCTTCGATCACGGATAGCTGCGGCTTGCTTTCAATCCCATATTGCTTGGCGATATCATCGCGGCGAGCAATGATCTTGTCAGCCAGTTGTTTCTTGGCCTTGGCGTCTGTTGGTCCATAGCGGTCAACATTATCCCTAATGACCTGATCGGGAAGCGCGGCAATGCGTTGGGCTGTTTCATTTTCTGGCCCAATAACATGAGAGTGGAATGCTTCAGCCGCCGTTGGATTGATGCTCTCGTCCCTCAGGCCCTTAAGATAAGGAGCGACAGAATTGCCAAAGAGGTGCTCCGGCTTGGGCGTACCTAATCCGCTGTAGCCAAGGGCTCCTCCGAAGTCGATGCGAGTTGCCTCTGGCTTGCCGCGTTCACCGTGAGAGACAAGGATGTTGCCCTTAGGATTCTCGATTCCAGCACCGATCACATCGCCGTTGGCAAGCCATGCGTCGGCTGGCATGTGTTCTTCAAGGCCGCCGATGTGTTCGTACTGAGAAGGATCAATGTGGCTGAGCTGATCACCCGAAACCAGATGGCTGGAGACCGCTGGCTTGCCATTAAGCTGCGTCAATTCATTCTTGGCAACAGGGACACCAACGGCCTCATAGAGTTTGCTGGTGAGCACCTCCTGCTTGGCATGATTAAGGCTCTTGGCTTCTTTGACATAACGATCAATGCCATCGGCAAAGCCGGTAAAGACGCTGCCTTTGCTCGTTCCTAGTGAACCACCCAAAGGGGTTGCTCCCTTAACCTGATTGGGAGAGAGGTCAAACAGAACGCGACCCATTGCCGATGGCGGAGGCTTTGGACCCTTAGCGGCTGGCGCGATAGCAAGACCGGCTTCAGTTATATCGCCGTGTTGGACTCCCTCTTGAGCCTGAAGCATCTGCCCAAGAATTGGCGAATAGCCTAAGACCCCGCCGGGAGAACCTAGCCCTCTGTTACCAATGGCAACGTCAGCGAGATGGCTATGCTCGCCGTGTTCACCAGCAAAGAAGGCACCCATCTTCTCGGCTGCCGTTGGATGATACTCAGTCAGGCTCTGACCTTGTGCTGGCGCTGGTATAGGCGGCGGAGCGCCACGTGATTGCTTTACAAAGTTGGCGACGTTTTCTCTGATTTTGTTTGATGCTGGCGGTTCTGGATACCCAGCCTCTAGTGGCTCAGGAGGTGGGGTCCATGATTCGCCCGGCTCAAAAGCCAGAGCCTCGGGATCAACGTCACCGCCTTCGGCATAGCGCCTGCCATAACCCTTGGCTGTCCGTAGTGCTGATGCGATGGGGTCGCGCATCAACCAGCTCTTATCATCGTGATACCGCCGTTATAGAGAGGCGGCATGTTTTGCTGGGTGCCAACACCATTATTGTCTGTATTACCATTGATATTATGGGTGTGGTTTTGGTTTTCATTGCCGGTCACTTGTGTTGTCGGTCCGACGAGGCCACCCAGACCGCCGGAGCCGGGCGCAAATCCAATTATAGCAAATGTCGAAAAATTGTGATTATGGGCTTGGTTTTCAATATTGGATACAATATTTACGGGGTGTGAGTGTATTTGAAGCCACTGATCACCACCACCCTGAAACAGGCTATTTGGTATAACGCCTGTTGTGCGCCCAGTGCCGAAGTCTAAGGCATACCGCGACCTGCCGCGAGCATCTGGCAGCGTTGTACCGCCAATCATTGTCGCAAGAACCGGGTATGTTCCCGCTGAAAATGCACTCCCATCACAAAACAGATATGGCGGGACGGTACAAAAATTGATCCATGCAGGTGTACTAAACCCCGCAATGTCTACATACGTTCCTATTGGTTCAAGATTACGGTAAAAGAAACCACCGCCGTTGTTGATCACATCAACGACCTGACCCGGAGGGGCGGCTATGACAGGACCAGCACCACAACTTAATTGGATTTGAAATGCAATGCTATTGCTGCAAATATTATAAACAGTGTATGGCCCTCGGAATGATGATGGGAAAGAAATTACAATGTTCGCCGTCAGATTGCCAACAAAGACAATAAAGTTGCACTGATACTGCGACGGAGATAACGTGATGTTGGCTCCGGCGCAGGTAATTGTGGCCTGTTGTCCGAGGGCGGCATCGACAACAGACCAGTTGCTGTTTTCAGGCACATCCCATGTGCCAACATCCTCGCCGTTGGCGAGCAACTGAAGTTGTCTAGCGGTGGTGAAGGTTACCATTGTTTTAAGTCCCTAGTGTTATCTGCCAACTCGTTTATGCCGCTTCGTAGATGCCGCTCAGCCCTAAATTAAATCCGTTTCCGCCGGGATAACTGTTGTCGTAGTTAAAGATTACTAAAATTCCTCCAGAGGTAATACCTTCCAACATCTTCCCGGTAACTGCATTTTCTCTGCCGCAAATACAATAATTGACACCAGCAACAGGAGGGACCGGCAGGCTGCATGTTACGGCACTTGCACCAGTTCCGTTTGTCGTAATCGTTATTGTCACCTGTATGCAGACTATTGAACCAACCTGCTTAAAACGACCAACGCCGCTGGCTGATCCAAATGATCCTACGGATGGCCCCACGCTTGGCACATATTGCTGCCATGCCCCAACCGGGTTTGGATCTATACGATTCGTTAGATTATTGATCGCGGTGACACCATTCTGAAGCACCGTCAGGATCATATCTGGTGAAGTCGCCATTATCTGCGCCCCGATGTTGCATAACGGAATCTGATTTTGCCCAAGCGGAAGAATTCAGAATTGTTTGACTGAACCTGAACCGACATGAGCCGACCGCGAATCCGCGTATTAATAAACTCGGTTGCGTTTGTTACCGTGTAGGGTCCGTAGACCTTAGGCGTATCGCCCGGATAATCCGCGCTAAAGAAAGTCAGATTGATCTGGGCATCCTGTAGTCCAGCGCGTGTTCCCCACTGAAAATCAGGCATGATAAAATCAACAAACGACAGTTCATTGCCGTCTGATATCGCCCACCAGCCGGTCGTGAAGTTAGGCAATGACGCGCCGATAATGGAATTTCCGGTCTCATGCTGATAAATGAACCCACCGCTATCAACCCCGATAGGCTGGCCAAAGACTGAAATATCAATCCATGCTGTTCGTCTCAGCGAGCCATAGTCCCACTCAAACTCCTGACCTTCGATATGAACCTTGACGTAAGAATCATTTTCTCCGTTGCTAAGCAACGATGGATAGAACCAAGCTACCTCGCTGAAAGAGCTATTGGTGGCACATAAGGTTTTTGTTTGATTGACAGAACTCATGTTCTGAAAAATAAGATCCCACACCGAACACGGGATAGGAACAACACCGCCTTGTCCCAGTGTAAAAAAGTTATTAAGCCCGCACCAATATGGTACTCCGCCAAGGACGTTACAGGCATGCTGGCCAATCCAACCACATCCAGTGCCGACGCGAGTGAAGTTAAAGATCACATCGCCGCCAACATACTGCATGACCCACACATCAACGTCAGTTGATATCAATCCGAAGGTAGGGCATTGCATCCCGCCAACAATGTGAGACCCCGTTGGAATATGAAAAGAGCCCGCTGCGGTCTGATTGGACACAGCCCAATTGGTGTAATCCCCCGCATCGCTCCACCGCACAACAAGCTGATCCTGCACTCCCGTACTTTGGACGGAGCGCCAAGAAACCAAGATCTGCTGCGGTTGAGATATGAAGATGCCGCCATTGAAGAATGGCGCTTGATAAACAACCTGCGCGTTGAAGAATCCTGATTCCGGCGACCAAGAATAAATTGGTCCGTCTTCCGGGCAGGCGAGAAGAATCTCGCCCCAGTTATCCTGCGACCAGTCAATTGCTGTTATTGGCGTCCCGCCCGTTGCCGATGAACCAGAACCAAGGCCAAAGCCTCCGCTGCCGAACCCCCCTGCTCCGAATCCAGACCCGGCAGGTTGCGGACCGAGGGTGATATAATAGACCATCTCCGCTTTGCTGGAGTTCATTGTTGTCGTAGTTGATACAGTCGATTGCTGCGTTAGGGTGATTGTAAATTGGGTTGAGTTTATAATACTGGCAACGAGATACTTGCCTTGGATGGTCGTGTTGCTGCTGATGACTGTCGGGGCGATGAATTGCTGAAACAGGCCCGGTATTGATGGAAAATTATTATTTGGCAGCGTAACGGTAACGGCAGCAGACCCGTTCACGGTCTGGAATGTCGGCAAGATCCCGCTGCTGACAATTGTCGTACTGGCAACAACACTGGATGTGATGTTGTATGATCCGGTGCTCAGCACCGCCACAATCGGATAAGCTCCATTGAGCAGGATGTTCCCAACGGCGACCGGGGTATTAAAATAAACGGTATTAAACAGCGAAGGCCCGCTATTTGGATCAACCACATGAACTACATTAGACCCGGAAGAAATTGAAAAATTTGGAGGAACATCACTGACCGTTTTTTGCGGCGTAATGTTTATGCTGCCATTTGATTTAATGACTGAAAGACTCGCTGTGCCAGCGGCGCTTAGATACTTGATGGCGTTGGCATCCTGCCACGCATGCAGATCCCTGATGGTTGATGGGGCGGTGAATGTCGTAAACTGCTGCCAGCCGCCATAAGATTGAACGAGGCCGCTTTTATAGCGAATGAGCTGCGACTGAGAAATGCCAGCCTCATTCAGGGTCATCGTCTTCTGCGTATCGACGCCCGGCTTCAGTGTTACCGAAGTCATTGGCATGGATCAGGACCGCTTTGAAGTCTGAACCGGCGATGGTTCGTTAGATGTCCAGCCGTCAGCCTCGTACTTGGCCCTCGCCTGTTCCATGTTGGCTGACTGGAACAGCTTCTGGTATTGCGCTTCCCATGCAGCACCCATTTGCGGGTTGTCGCCCTGCGCGGCAAAGTCTCGCTGATAGCCAGAACCAAAGACCATAGACGCGGCGATGAAAAGATCTGGAACATATTGGGTAATGAACGTGCTTGAGTTTGCCGATGTCAGCGGTGTCGGTCTTTGGATCCCGACCACCTCGACCAGATAAGGAGCATCCGGCGACGGGCCAAAGATAGCCTGTGTGTTGGAGGCCATCGCCCAGAACTCAGGGACGCCCGTAGCGGTCTGCCCGGATGGATAGGTTATGTCGATAACCTCACGGGAAACCGGCGTGAGCTGGACCCGCGTTCCATTCGATGAAAGGGCGGTCGATGGTGTGATGATGTTGATGTTATCTACGGTGATGAATGTCCCGATGGATGTAGGAACCGTAAACATGCGGTTGCCGCTTGAGACGGCAGCACTTGCATCCGTGACCTGCGTGTAGAGGAAGTTGACCTCGCGATAGATTCGTTGTTCCGCATAATCAATCATGCCGGGAAGCATGATCTGGAATTCCGGCGTGGTTGATCCAATGACCAGAAGATTGGAGATCTGCGAGACATATGAGGTGTAATTTAACGGCATTATCCTTCCCTCCCATAAGATCCGTGAAATCCACTGAGGGCTTTTCGCCTAGCGAGAAAGGCTAATTTTGGGCTATCAAATAGCCCGATGTGATGATACTTGCCGTTTACTTTTATTCTTGCTCTCCATCTATTCTTGGCATGAAGATGAACACCTTTATAGCCAGAGGTATTATCTTTACGCTTTTTGCTATTGAATCTGTTCTGGCTAATGGTTGCCAGCCTTAAATTACACCAGCGATTGTCTGCCCTCTCGCAATTGATGTGATCAATTTGTAATTGAGGCCATTCCCCAGTTACATAAAACCAAGCTAGACGGTGTGCGAGATATCTTTTATTCTTTAATCCTATAAAGACATACCCCAACGTCTTATGGTGACATCCCATTCTTGTTCCAACAGAAACACCAACGCGGTCAACCCGAGAAAAGAATTCTCCCGTTTCCTGATTGTAGACGACCAGTTTTTTTAATTCTTCTAAACTAAGAGGCATTGGAGCTTCCATCCGATACGTTAAAGGAAACCTGAGCTACCGCGATGGCACTTCCGCCATTTCCCCAGAAGGCTGCCCGATGAAACTGAGATCGTTGGCCGCCAGTGGTTGGGCCGGAGATTACCTCACCAATTGTACCGGCTGGATTTCCTGAAGCGATTGTTGTCCAGCTTCCAAAGGTATTGTTCCCAATCTGGGAGCATTGGATGACGTAGGCGGTTGAACCAAACGTCGCATTGTTTGGAGCCGTCAATGTAAAGCTGGTGACTGTATGGGTCAGGACCGGAGGATCCAGATTTGAAGCGGTTATCCCTGTATCCGCAGACCAATTGACGCCAACCCAGTTCTGGAAGCTGGAGAGCGACGTTGCGATCATCGCACATTGGAAGTCAGGCTTGTTCTTGGCTGTATTGAATGCCGAGGTAATGCCACCGGCATCCGTCATGGTGCCAAGCTGAGATCCGGCCTGTTGTCGAGATGTATTTGGACTTGCGCCGATGCCAGAGAGAGGATTGCTGTCAGGCACATAGTATTCCGGGCGCGGGTTCATCACCGGAATCGGATCAGCCGGGATCAGGATGGTGCGTTGCCCGCTCTGCTGCGGCGTATCATAGCAACTGTCACAGACCAGAAAGCGCAGGTTCTGTAGCCGGGGGCCTCTCCAATCGTATTGCCAGTTCAGCTTGTAATGATTGGTTCTGCGCCCGCATCTATCGCATACCGCATGGGCGCGAGGGTAGCCGGAGTCGGTTTCGGCTTGGCCATAGCTCATGTCTGATAGTACCCGCCAATGCCCGGCATGATGTAGAGGTCTACGTTTTCCACATCTTGGGTTGTTGCAATCGTTAGCGCCCGTTGATAGCGGCTGAACATCTTGTCTTCCATCTGCGGCGCATAATGCTCCGACAGCTTCC